CTGATCCAGTCCGAATTGCAGACCAGACTGATAAACCGGATCGGCCTTCAGGTCGGAGGCTTGAAAGTTCCGAGAAAGCGAACCAAAGGCCGGGTCGCCGGACATATCCCGCCCCGATTGCTGCCCGACTTGCGCACTGCGCCGCTGCATCTCAGCTTGCAATCCAGCCTCATCAACCGTTCCAGCAGATCCAGTCGTCCAATTTTGGTCTTGGCTGTTTCCGTTTGGGCCGCCAGTAATGCCGCCAGGCGGCATGTTGGCGGCTACGGCTCCAGTCGTGAACTGCGGGAGTAGCTGCGAACGAAGATCGCCGGACGCTTGCGGGGACATTGACGACTGCGACGACCGAGGAGACAAGCCCAACAACATCGCAAGGCGGTTGTTTGCAGCCACTCCAGCATCACGAAACGGGGCCTGATCTGCCCGCGTTGTGTCGTACATATACTTCTGCGTCTTTGCCGCCTCAGCCGCAGCCGCGCCTTGGGCATCTGCGGCGCTGCTGGCCGCGCTAGAGCTTAACAAGCCGCCAACCAGAGCCCCGCCAATTGAAATCCACGGCATAGTTACCCCTTCACAATCAAAACTTGATCGACCGCGCTTTCGTCGGTGCAATCGGTTGCATGGATGCAGTACCAGACCACATCGGTTAGCGACCTAACGCCATGATGCTTTCCTGCTTTGATGGTCAAGCAGGCGGGCGCATGGATCGTCTCTATCCCGACATCCTCAATCGTCAACTCGACAGAGCCACTAGCAAGAATCGACAGGTGATCGTGTTCATGCCTGTGCTGCACCAGATCAAAGCCAGCGGGAATGCGCGTTTCCTTCGCGTAAACGCCGCCGCCGAAATGATGTTCAATCACGGGTTGGTTTCATAACCTGATGCCACCAGCGTGATGCTTGTCGCGCTCCCGGCCAGGGCCTGCACAGTCGAACCCGCAGGAATCGTCTGCCCGATAGCCCCGGACACGTTGTAGGACTCGCCCGCCGCCAGAGAACGAGCCGACAGCACCGTGTTGTCAGCGCCCGCAGTGCCACCACTTGGCACCAGATAGACCGTCGCAGTGACGGCCTCGGCCGTGGTGTTGCACAGCGTCATCGCGCTAATCGTCGTCAGCGTGTTTGTCGGTGTCGCGTAGTAAGTAGCCGCCGATGCGGTCAACTGCGCGCCGCTAACAATTTGCTTGGGAAGTCGTTGTGCCATTTTTTACACCTGGAAAGTTTGATCAGAAAGAAAGCCGCCCGATGCGTCCTGGAACTCGTAATGCGCGAGGTACTCACCGCCGCCCGATTGGAAAAGCATGTCAGCCAAATTAGCGGCCTCAGACTGCGCGAACGTGTCTACGCTGTATGTGTCTGTCCCCACGCTTCCCAAATTGCCGCCTATGGCCTTTTGGACGGCTTGCAGCGCCCTATATGCCTCTGTCGTCAGCGTCCCATCGGCATTCACCCACCGAATGCGGGCCGGGAACAGGGCGAGTGCTGTCATGCAACCACCGCACCGAAAACAGCGAACCGAACCGGGTCCGTCATGCTGATTTCCCACGTCCGGTTACGCGATCGTCCGAGCCGGTTGAACTTGGCCCGCGCCCCGTATTCGCCAACCTTGCCGATAGTGGCCGTCTTGACGTTGGACCATGTATGGCCGTCATCGGAGAATCGGAGCATCAAGAGCGGGTCGGAGCCTTGGCCTGTAGCCAGGCCGACGCCCGTTTCCATGTCAACCTGCATTGACGGGAAGAAAACCCACGCCTGATCCTGACTGAGCGTCTGCGCCGTCCGAAGACGCAAGATCGCGTCGCCCGCATCGGTGTAGGTGTCAAGGTCAAGGCTGTAAACCTTGCCGTTTGTGTAGTCGCCTACCAAGCTGCCGCCTAGGTAGCAATGACATGCGCCGCGCCAGCGAGACAGGGCAGAGGTTGCCGGGTCCATGTACGCCCGTTCGTGCCATACCTGCGTGCTGGCGTCGTAAACCCATGTTGCCTCGGGGAAGTTCAGCACGTAGAAAACATGCCCTTCCTGCTGATAGGTCAGTGCCGTTGCGCTTGCCACCGTGTAGCCGCCTAGAGCCTTCTCCATTGCGTGAGTGGAAATCCTGACCGGCGTGTATCCATCGGCCCTCCAGACAATGCCTTGGCCCTTGTCATCAGCACCGAGCCAGAACACCGTGTTATCAGCCTTGGCAATCGTCCCTGCAGCCGCGCAGCCGTGTTCAATGAATGCGTTTCCGGATCTGGCAAATGGGAAATCGCTAGACCCGGTGTTAACCCAAACCTCCGCGCTTTTCTCCCCGAACAGCCACAATTCCCGGTGATCGGAAATGATGCCGATAGTGTTATCCGGCGATCCCTCTGAGCTTGCAAAGTCCAGCGCGTCCCACGATGTCCCAGCGTATGGTGTCTGGTTGATCCAGAAGCTAGGTGAACCAGCCTTGCCGGTAACGGCGAAGTACCCGTCTTGGTACGTGGTGCGCTGCACGCCGTTGGGGAAGTCAGAGTCTGTTATCAGGCCGATGGTTGCACTAGCCACTGTAACGATGTAGCCCGCAGAGCCGTCGACGATTAGGAGTTGCGCGCCATTCGATGCGATACCGACCTCGCCCGTCGATGTTCCAATCGTGCCAACAGTCGTGACCGCGTAGGCCGACGACATGCGGTAAACCGTGTTTCCGCCAACCCACCACGTATAGCCGCCTTCTGCGATGCAGCCGCGCACCGCGCCGCCCAGCGTAGCACGCAGGACAAGCCCAGGCGTTCCGTACAACGCAACCGGCGCACGCGGCGACCCGTTGTCCATCTCAAGGTAGCAATTGAGCGTTCGCTGTTGATCCGCGTTCACGCTTCGAACCGCGCCGCTAGTGCCGAGAAAAGGAATTTTCACTCCTGCACCTCAACCGATATTTGCTCGTATGAGATGGAGCTTTCCAGCGCACGATCCCGCTTTGACGCCCACCGCGCAGCAATCTCAACCCGCTTGCGCTCTGGCACCTCAAACTTGAGTGCGCACTCGTCCGCAACACCGTAGCCAAGCGGATAGAGCCACAATTGCAGCACATCAGGCGAGGTGCCTAATGCGGCATCGTCTATCAGCTTCTGGTATTGGAGCGTCACAACCGGGTCCACCGCAGGCGTGGGCCACACAGTGAACTTGCCGGACGGCGAAACGTAGAAGTGCGTCACATCACCCGTCGCGGCGAGGTCGATCTTCGACACCCATACACCGTGCGGGATTTGCGTAAGCTGCACCTTCTGCCCGTCAACCGTTTTCCATGCTGTCGGGAAGTTGTAGTAATCAGCAGGCAGGTCCATTGCAGCGACACCAGCCCATGCCAGCGCGACATCTGCGGACAGCTTGGGCCATGTGTAGCCGTAGGCTGGCAGTTCCTTCAAGACCGCATCAAGGGCGCGAAGGGCAACGGCCATATCCGAACCGCTGGCCGATTCGCCATCGGCAATAACGCCCATGTGCTGCAAGGCATCAGTGCAGATTTCGCCTGCCGCAAGCGTCCAAGACGTAGCCATTACGCAGGCTCAACGCTGTAGGTGAACCGGGGGACGCGCACCGAACGCATCGTGCCATCTGCGCCTTCAATCTTCGTCTCGATCACGGTCGCCTTGAGTACATCAAGGAAATTCTGATCAATCGGGCACTCGACATCGCGCTTGTAAAGGTTTTGCCTGCCGTTCCAGCCGATGAACACATCGCCGCCGCCACCCTTCACGTCCGCTTCGCTGTTGATCGTGATCTTGTATTGCTTCACTTTTGTGGGTTTTTCCATGACTTCCATTTCCGTCTCTCCATGAAAAAGGCCCGCAGGGTTAGTGCGGGCCTGATTGAAAGCCCCGAAGGGCCGGGGTTTAGACCGATGCCAGGGACTCGATGCGCACCATCCATGCGTCATTCAGGATCTTGGTCACGGTCGTGGCCTTCCAGCCAACGGTAGAACGCTGATCCAACGGGTCAGCAGAGCCAGCAGAGCCGAGCGACTTCACATAGGTCTCCATCGCCTTGCCGGACAGTGGAGAGACGCCGTAAGCCTCGGCAGCGACGATCAGGGTTCCGTATGCGTCGTTTTTGGTCGTGCCCTTGTAACCGGCAGTCAGCACGGTCGTTGCGTCGGCCCAAATCTTGCAGTTGGTCGAAGACACGAACCGGATGTTTTTGTACGCACCGATTTCATCCTCGATCACGCCCGATTGCGTGCCGTACTCGCTGACCGACTTGTACCCGACGATGTTCTCCAGGTCGAACTCGAC